CTTTTAAATTCAGTAGTATGATAAAGAACATAATAGATTTACTTCAGATTGTTGAAGAAGATACAGAAAATATTAAAATAGCAAAAGGTAAATATGCATTGCCTAAGACATTAAAAGAAGGTTTAAAACAAATAAAAAACAACATTAAATGGCAACAGTAACAAAAACCTATTCTTTAAAAGTAGAAACACAAGATAAAGAAGTAGATGAACTAAATAAGAAGTTACAAAAAACTGAAGATGACATTGGTAGTATTGAAGCTGCAGGTGATAAAATGACAGGTGGTCTAGTATCAGGGTTTAAAGGTGCTGTTAAAGGTGTCAAATCTATGGTAATGGGTTTAAAAACAATGAGGGGTGCAATCATTGCTACAGGTATTGGTGCATTAGTTGTTTTAGTTGGATCACTTACTGCTGCATTTACAAGTTCTGAAGAAGGGCAAAATAAACTTGCAAAAGCAATGGGTATGTTGGGTGCAGTTGTTGCTGTATTTACAGATAAACTTGCTGCACTAGGTCGTGGTCTTATAAACCTATTTACTGAACCTGTTGAAACAATTAAAAACTTAGGTACAAGTATTAAAGAATTTGTAATGGATAAAGTAAATCAAGCTATAGAAAGTTTTGGTTTATTAGGTTCTGCATTAAAAAAATTGTTTTCAGGTGATTTTAAAGGTGCATTAAAAGATGCAGGTAATGGTATAGTGGGACTAAATAAAGCCTTAAATCCTGCTGTAATGCTAACAGATGCATTAGTCAAAGGTACAAAAGAACTTGTAAAAGAAATGAATGAAGAAGCTAAAGCAGCAGGTAGAATAGCAGATCAAAGGGCATTAGCTGATAAAGTAGAAAGACAATTAATAATAGACAGGGCAAAAGCAAACAGAGATAGGGCAGATTTATTAAACAAAGCAGTTGATAAAGAAAATTTTACCTTACAAGAAAGAATTAAGTTTCTAGAAGATGCAGGAAAATTAGAAGATGAAATTACACAAAAAGAAATTGATGCAGCTAATTTAAGGTTACAGGCTAAGATAGCAGAAAATGCATTAGGTGATTCTACAAAAGCTGATTTAGATGAAGAAGCTAATCTACGAGCTAAACTTATAAACTTAGAACAGGCTAAGCTTACAAAAGCAAAAGAAGTTACTAGCCAAATTATAGGACTTAAAAATGAAGAAGCTGCTGCACAAAAGGCTATTGATGACCAAGCTGTTGCAGATAAACTTGAAAGGGATAAAGCAGAAGAAGAAAGACAGGCTGCAATAGATGCAAAGCAAAAGGAACTTGAACAAATCAAAAAAGATGAAGAAGCTATTTCCTATGAAGAAAAAACACTATTAGCACAGGAAAGGGCATTAGCAGAATTAGATGCATTAAATGCAACTGAAGAACAAAAAGCAGCCACTATATTATATTGGAATGGTAAAGTATTAGAAGCACAAAAAAAGGATGCTAAAGAAAGGGAAAAAATTGAAAAAATAGAAAAAGATGCCAAGTTAAATATGGCTAAAGCTACATTTACAGGTATTGCTAATTTATTAGGTGAAAATTCTAAAGCAGGTAAGGCTGCAGCAGCAGCAGCATCTTTGATAAACACATTTCAGGGTATTACAGCAGAACTTGCAACAAAAACTGCTACACCTTTTGAGTTTGGTATTAAACTTGCAAACATTGCTACTACAGCAGCTATAGGTTTCAAATCAGTAAAAGATATTTTAGCTACTAATCCTGATAGTGCTAGTGGTGGTGGTGCTGCTAGTCCTGTATCAAGTGGTGGTTCTGCACCTGCTGCACCCCCTGCACCCCCTGCATTTAATATAGTAGGTACAAGTGGAACAGATCAATTAGCTGATGTAATTTCTGCACAAAACCAACAACCTGTACAAGCATTTGTTGTATCTAATGATGTATCAACAGCACAAGAATTAGATAGAAACATTATTGAAGGTGCATCTATAGGATAAATACAAAATTATAAATTAAATACGTTATATAGTTATGAAAATAATAGAATTAGTATTAGGTGATAATGAAGAAATAGAAGAAAGTGGTATTGATGCCATTTCTATTGTTGAATCGCCTGCTATAGAATCTGATTTTATAGCACTAAAAAACCAAGAAGTTAAGTTTGCTGAAATTAGTAAAGAAAAAAAGATACTATTAGGTGCTTTACTTATCCCAAACAAACCTATTTACAGAAATGATGATGGTGATGAATACTACATTTATTTTTCTCGTAATACAGTTGCTAAAGCAAGTCAAAAATACTTGACTATGGGTAAACAAAGTAATTCAACACTAGAACATTCAGAAGCACTAGAAGGTTTAACCCTAGTTGAAAGTTGGTTAGTAGAAGATAAGGTGCACGACAAGTCAGTAAAATATGGAATTGATGTTCCATTAGGCACTTGGATGGGTGCAGTAAAAGTTAATAATGATGAAATTTGGAATGAATATGTTAAAACAAATAAAGTTAGGGGTTTTTCTATTGAAGGATTTTTTGCGGACAAAATGCAACGACCTAAAGAACAAATTGAAGAAAATTTATCAGAAGATGAAAAACTTATTCAAAAGATCAAGCAAATCTTAACACAATAAAATGCAATCAAATCACAATGATAAAAATTACATTCCTAGTAGAAGCAGTCCACAGGGCAGTTCTAGGGGATGCCTTTGTAAAGATAGACCTGTTTATTCAAGGGAATGTTGTACAGGTGATATAATGGCACAAGGGATAGGTAATATTACTAGAATTACCTAAATAATGCAAAATTTAAATTAATAATCGTTATATAAATAGTATGAAAAACACAGAAATTGTAAACCAAATAAAAACCCTTCTAAATATCCAAGTGAATCTTGAAGATATGAAGTTAGAAAACGGAACTGTTGTTTCAGCAGAATCTTTTGAAAAAGGTAAAGAAATTTTTATTGTAACTGATGATGAAAGGGTTGCAATGCCTGTAGGCGAATATCTACTTGAAGATGGTAGGTTAGTAGTTGTACAAGAAGAAGGAATTATTGCTGATGTTAGGGAAGTATCTGATGAAGTTCCTGCAAAAGAAACTGCAGAAGGTGAAGAAATTACATCTGATTTAGCTGAAGAAGAAAAAGAAAAAGACAGCTATGAAGAAGAAGAAAAAGAAGAAGAAAAAATGGCAGATGTAGCTGATTGGGAAGGAATGGAAAAAAGAATCCAAAACCTTGAAGATGCTATTGCTGATCTAAAAGCAGATAAAGTAGAAGCATCTGTTAAGCCTAAATCAAGAACTGTAAAAGAAGAATTTTCTGAAGCAGCAGCAAAGCCAATAAAACACAATCCTGAAAGCAAATCTGCACCTACTAGAGTATATGCAGAAAGTAAGGTGAAAACTACTTTAGATAGAGTATTAACAAAATTAAGTAAAAATTAAATTAAAATAATATGCCAACGTATAACTATTTATCAAATGACATTAGCTACAATCAAGTAGCACAAAAAACAGTTACAGCAACAGGTGATATTCCTGAACAAGATGCATCACAAGATATTAATTGTGCAACTGATGGTTTAACATTAGGACTTCCTTTAATTACTTCAGGTAATTTAGGAATGACTGTTACATTCAGAAACACAGGTGCAGATGCTAACAATACAGTTGTGGTTTCACCAAAAGCTACAAATAGAATTGTAGGAAGCATTGTAAAAGCATCTTCTGTATTTACAGCTAGTGGTGCATTAGACAAAGATTGCATCAACACAAAAGCAACATCTAAAAAAGGTGATTATGTAACTTTAAGAGCAGTAACCTTAACTGATTGGTACATCATTGGTGGTGTAGGAATTTGGGCATCTGAATCATAATATTAATTTATAAAAAAACAAGAAATGAGTAATTTAAGAAAAACTAATCTAGGTACTGCAGTTGCAATTACTACTACGTATGCAGGCGAATTCGCAGGTGAATATATTGCTGCGGCTTTACTTTCTGCATCAACTATTGATGATGGTGGTTTAACTGTTAAGCCTAATATTGCATATAAAGAAGTAATCAAAAAACTTGCTACAGGTTCTTTAGTAAGTCCTGCAGGATGTGATTTTGATCCTAATTCATCAGTTACTTTAACTGAAAGAATTATACAGCCTACTGAACTACAAGTAAATCTACAATTGTGTAAAAAAGATTTCGTGAACGATTGGGAAGCACAATCTATGGGTTATGGAATGGCACAAACTTTACCACCAAAATTTAGTGACTTTATGATTGCACACGTTGCAGCAGAAGTTGCACAATCAACTGAATTTAACATTTGGCAAGGTGATACAACAGCAGCAGTTCATAATTCATATGATGGATTTGAAAAACTAATTGCAGCAGCAGCAGCAGCAGGGGATATTCCTGCAGGGCAACAAGTAGCAGCAGTTGGTGGTGGATTATCTGCAGCCAATATTATAGCTGAACTTTCAAAAGTTGTTGATGCTATACCTTCAGCACTTTATGGTAAAGAAGATTTGTTTATTTACATTCCTTCAAGTGCAGCTAAATTTTATGTTCAAGCCTTAGGAGGATTTGCAGCAAATGGTTTAGGTGCTAATGGTACAAATGCACAAGGAACACAATGGTGGAACAATGGTTCACTTACTGTGAATGGTGTAAAACTCTTTGTATGTCCAGGAATTTCTAATAACAAAATGTATGCTGCACAAAGAAGCAACCTATATTTCGGAACAGGATTACTAAACAATATGCAAGAGGTTCGTGTTTTAGATATGCAAGATTTGGACGGAAGTAACAATGTTAGAATGGTAATGCGTTTCACAGCAGGAGTTCAATTCGGAGTGGCTTCTGACATAGTAGAATATGCTTAATTAATAATCATCTAAAGGGGATTGACATTGTTTGATCCCCAATAGAATAAAACATATAATCGGATGGCTTGTACATTGAATACAGGACGTAAAGTCCCTTGTAAATCAGCATTTGGCGGCATTAAAAGTGTTTTCTTTGCAGATTTTGCAGCATCAGCAACAACAGGTATTACTGCTGTTACAATAGATAATACCACAAAAGAAGCAACCATTACAAATGGTTCACCTGCACCGACTTGGTTTGAATTTGATGTAAAAGGTAATTCTAGTTTAGAAACTACTGTTACAAGTAGTCGTGAAAATGGAACAACTTTTTATACACAAACTTTAAATCTTACATTAACCTATTTAGATGCTAAAACACAAGCAGAATTGCAAACTTTAGCAGTAGGTAGACCTTACATAATTGTTCAGGATTACTATGGAAATCACTTCTTATGTGGTTTTGAAAACGGAATGGAATGTACAGGTGGAACAGTAGTAACAGGAGCGGCTGCAGGCGATTTGAGCGGCTTTACTTTAGTATTTGAAGGTATGGAAGAAACTGCACCTTATTTCTTGGCAGCAGCATCAGTTCCAACACCAAGTGCTACACAAGTAGATCCAACTGCTTAATACAATTAACCAAAATAAAAATCAAGCATCCTATATGGGTGCTTTTTTTTTGCTTAAATCTTTTACAAATTTAAATTAATTCTACGTTATATAAGTAATGATTGTATTAACCACTTCAGCACAAGAACAACAGTTATCTGTAATCCCTAGAGATTATACAGATACATTTACTTTTGATATTAGGGATGATTCAACTAATGTTACAGTTAAATACAATGTAACTAATGCAGTTACAGTAGGCAACTATTTAAACTTTGGTATTGTTTTTTCGCCTATCTTAGTGGAAAATCATTTTTATGATTTATCAATGTATATTGATTACAATTATTGGAATACTAATAATAGTTTTTGGAATTTATATGATATACTTTGGGAATTAGATTCTAATTATAAAGAAGAAGTTTACAAAGATAGAATATTCTGTACAGATCAGGATATTGACCAATTAAATGACAATGATTATTACCAATTAAATAAAGGTCAATATATCACATATAATGGTAATGATAACACATATTTAGTAATATGAGAAAAAGAGATAATAAAGGTAGGTTTGTAACAAATAAAAAAGCAGGTCAATATGGATTTGTAAATTTGGCAGCCTATACAAGTCCTGAAATTAAAGAAGTAAAAGGTAAACAATGGATTGAATACGGTGAAGATAATAATTACTTTCAATATTTAATTGATAGATATAATACTTCACCTACTAATAATGCAGCTATAAATGGGGTATCACAAGCCATTTATGGTAAAGGATTAAATGCTTTAGATTCTAGTACAAAACCTAATGAATATGCACAAATGGTTTCTTTATTTAAAAAAGAAATGGTTAGAAAGTTGTGTTATGATTTAAAATTAATGGGACAGTGTTCAATGCAAGTTATTTATTCAAAAGATAGAAAAAAGATAGCACAATTAGAACATTTTCCTGTTGAAACATTAAGAGCAGAAAAAATGAATGATGAAGGCATTGTTCCTGCTTATTATTATTGGAAGGATTGGGAAACTATTAGAATGGGTGATGAACCCCTTAGAATACCCGCTTTTGGCACTTCTAAAGAAGCTATAGAAATATATTATATAAGACCATACAAGCCTTCATTTTACTATTATAGTCCTGTTGATTATCAGGGATGTTTACAATACGCTGAACTCGAATCAGAAATTAGTAACTATCACATAAATAACATCAAATCAGGTCTTAGTCCTACAATGATGATTTCGTTTAATAACGGAATACCAAATCAACAAGAAAGGCAATTACTAGAAAGTAAGATTGCACAGAAATTTACAGGAAGTTCTAACGCAGGGAAATTCATACTTGCGTTTAACGATTCAAAAGAACAAGAAGCAACATTAACCCCTGTACAATTAAGTGATGCACATAATCAATATCAGTTTTTATCTGACGAAAGCAGCAATAAAATACTTGTAGGTCATAGAATTGTTAGTCCATTTTTATTAGGGATAAGAACAGCAACAGGTTTTTCAAGTAATGCAGATGAAATCAAAAATGCATCCATACTTATGGATAATTCAGTTATTCGACCATTTCAAGAATTGTTGATTGATTGTTTTGACCATTTACTAGCATACAATGATATTGCTTTAAAGCTATATTTTACAACATTACAACCATTAGAATTTACTGATGTAGATACTTCAATACAAAGTAAAGAAGAAATTGAAGAAGAAACAGGGGTTGAAATGTCTAAGGTTGAATTAGATAAAGTAATTGATGGTAAACAAGCCTATGATACTAAAGAAGAAGCTATTGCAATAGCAGAAGCAAATGGTTGTGGTGGTTATCACGAACACGAAGTAGAAGGGGTGACATATTATATGCCTTGTGAGGATCACGATACAGCATTAAAAAAACCTTGTTGGGATGGCTATGAACAATATGGAACTAAAATAAAAGATGGTAAAGAAGTACCTAATTGTGTTAAAATGGCTACTACATTATCAAAAGAAGAAGAATTTAATGTAATTGGTTCATTACAAGAAAGTGCAAAAGCTATGGGTGATGAATGGGTTGTAGTAGATGAAGCTGATGCAGATCATCCTTATAGTAATGAAGATTGGGCAAACTATTTAATTAAAGAAAAACCAAAAAGCATATTATCTAGAATCAGAAAGGCAGTTAGTTTAGTAGGTGCAACTGATTATAATG